AGCATACATGGGTAAGTTGTTACCGTTCAGGTTACCATTAAACTCGTTAAGCACTTTCTCAAAGTTATTGTTAAACGTTTCTGGTTTCACCGCCTCATTCTGATGAAGCGGAAGGTCTGTCCATACTTTCATTGTGGCTGTCCTTTTTGTAGGTTGATTCTCTGGTTGAGAGGGAGCATTGCAACTGCTTCGTAGTTGACGTCTACACCAAGAACATGGAAAGTTGTGCCTGAAGATACTGTAAATTTAAACGTATCAACAAGTTGTGTATTCACATCCCATCTCAGTCTCATTCTTCGAGGCTCTTGCAGTGCTTGTTTTCCAGGAACAAAGTAGTTTTTAGATGCACCGTTATCAACTCCAATCACCGGGTCTTCGTTGACTGTGAACAATTTCTCTGATTTTGCCATCTTCTGGTTACCAGCATTGTTAACTTCATAGCTGTAGTCATTTTGCCAAGTGAGATTCATCTCTGTATCACCGTAGCCAATAATTTCCATTTCAACGTTGAACACACGATACTTAATGCTGTTGTCACCAAAGTCAAACCAGTCAGACTGCCAACGACATGAAGGTTTTGCAACATCTGTTACAGTATAAACGTATGATGATTGTGTGACTGAAGTAAGTTGCAGTTGTTTTCCCCACCCAGGATAGCCTGACCAAACGTGCAGACCTACAAGGTAGCCTTTTGGACTAAGGTTAAGGGTAAACGGGTCAGCAGTCCACTTTGGTTGTGTTCCAATGATGATGTTACCTGTTGGGTCAGTTGCAAGTGCTGTAAAAGCCCATAGGTAATTGTCATCTTCTGTTAGTGAATGTCTGAGAGAATATTGACCAGTGTCAGTGTGATAAACAATTCCTCTTGTTGGCGATGATGAACCGTTTGGAATGTAGTGAACCCAGTATTCTCTTTCTTTTGACGAATAAACGGCTGTTGCTCTTGGAAGAGCCACCCTGTTGATAAGAGGAACTTCTTTAGCAAGACCACTGCTGATTCGCTGAACGGTGATTGATGAGCCACCATCAAGACCGCCAGAAATTGCGTAGATTCCATCGTAACCCATAAACACAAGACCGACACCAGGCACAAGCTTTATTGTGTTTACTGCTGTTGTTCCAATTTCTGGATTAAGCTGCGAAACCTGATACATTCCGCCGTTTCCAATTCTTAAAATGTCGATTGCTCTCTGTCTGAATATGATGAGGTTGTTGTAGTAGGAAGCAATTCCAGTGATTGCTCCACCTGCAGTGTTTCCAATGTCAAAGTAGTCAAATCCACCAAACTGCTCAGGTAAACCTTGCTTCGAGTAGATAATTTTTGTTGGGTTTGAGCTTCCACCACCAAGCCAGATTGAACTGTTCCAGGTGGTACCAAAAGCGTAACCATTTTGAATTGTTGATGTATCTGAGATTGAAGGTGCTACATCAACAAGTTGACCATCTGGAATAACATCAACATAGAATTCTGATACGTTATCATTGATTTGATTTACGAGGTAATAGACAGCATCACCTGCACCAGTAGTTGTATCAACACGCTGATTCTTTGTTCTGTAAAGTCGTCTTGCAACAATTCCGTTACTTGCAGGTCCAGTAGGAAGATTGTTGATAACAACGCCAAACTTCTTTTGTGTTGCAGCTGAATCAGTTTCCCAAGAAATTCCTGTAGGAGAAGAAAGAGGAGATTCTGAACCTGTGTCGGTAATGAATGTCATCTTCCAGTCAAAGTTATTTGGTTCTGCAGCGGCAGCAAATCCAAGACCAATTGCTGATTTTGAGCTAAAGTTAGGAGCTGCAACACCTAAGTTAAGGTCATCAGTTCCGTCAAGATAGTCAGGCTGAATGTCAAGAGGCTGAGGTGAAGGTGTTGGAAGTGTAAATCCAAAATCTCTAGCACGCTCTCTACCGTAGAACCACAGTGGCTTATTGTATCCGTTGATGATTAGAAGTCTGTTTGCGTAAGGAATAAACTGTGTCCCAGGCTCATTCAGTTTTGGGATATGCCTTCCATCAGCAATTAGAACCCAGTCATTGTAGAATGCTGCTACAGATGAAGAGCCTTTGTTTCCCCACCAGTAGTAGAGAGCTCCACCGCTTTCTGCGATGTAATAGACCTGCTCAGTATTCTGTTTTGCCCATACAAACAGTGCATCAACTTTAGAATTAAAAAGTTGCTTGAATTTTGTTTGGTCGAGTCCAGGTGTGAAAGACGCTTCTGGATTCCACCAAGGTTCGATTCCACGGTCAAAAAGCCACCCTCCACCTTGCGGGTCAACCCTTGCAGCCGTAACATCATCAGCAGCATTCTGAGTTGGTGCTTGCCAACGCTGTTCAATGCCTGCTAAGTTATTGAAACTTATTCTTTGCTTACCTTGCGCGGCCATTTTAGTTTAACCTTCTTAGAGAGGTACTATCGTAGGGAGCATAACCATTACCGCCACCGATACCAAATTGACCTCTAACTACATCAGAATCGATGTGGTCAGTGTATCTCTTTTCGAGTGTTTTTACATCTTTGTCAATTCTGCGACGGTATGTATCTGACATTGCCATGTTACCAAGCTTCAGGTAGATTTCTTCAAGAGCCTTGTAGACAAGCAACTGATGAAATTCGTATGGCATCTGAGGAGTATCTGTAGCTTCAGCAAGAAGAGGTGGTTTGTAGACATATCGCATCTCTCCAATTCTAATGAAGTTCTGGTCAACTTTCGAATAATTAGCGTCAGAAGCAAGTCGAGTAACAGTTACGTCAAAAGCATCAACACGAGGATATGGACGAATTCTTAGATGTTGACCATCAATCTCAATGTAACGAGAGTTACCGTTGTCAATGCAAGTGAACTTTGTGATTGTTACGGTTGACAGTGTATCAACTACTAAAATCGGAAAGAGGTAGTTTGGAACGTTTCTTGTTGCTGACATTCCTGAGTTGTTGAATGTTTTCCAAGCTGGAAGACCAAGTCTTAATCCAGTAGAACGGTCAAAGTTTTCATTCCAAAAAATAATCTTCTTGTAGCCTTCCCACTGAGTTGGCTGAGTATCTTTTGTCTGAAATGTATCAGCAATGATTTCTTGGTTGTCCCAAGATAGAAATTTGATGGTTAGACTGTAACTTGTAGGAGGTGTTTGAACAGAAGTAAATTTGATAGTTTTTGGTTCTGAAAGCGCGCCAATTTGTCCATCTTTGATAAACGCCCAACATACTTCTAAACTTGTGTTATTTGAGAATCCTTCGTTGTTTGCAAGAGAACCAGACTCTAAAGAAAGAGTTTCACCTGGTGCAATAAACTGTGGAGGTGTCCACACGAAAGCTTCAGCATATGCTGCTTTGTAGTCAGTTCGAAGGTTGAGCTCCTCATCTCTTCGCGGCAATATAGCTCTTAATTTGCCGTAGGGAGGTAGTGCACCTGAGCCTACATTTGAAGGATTGTCTCTATGCGCTAGAGAGAGGAGCTCTAAAGTGTCGTTGGGAAGTGAGTAGTAACGCTTTTTAATTACCCAAGCTTCAGAATCAACATCAGTTGTGCCAATAAAAACTTGGTCAAGAAGAATTTCACTACCACTTACAACCTTAGAGATGATGTATTCGTAGTTGTCAAGGTCAAAGATAGCGCCTTCCCAATCGTCAGGTGTAAGTCTGTCCATTGTTGTTGAGAAAGTGACCTGTCGGCTACCTTTTGTCACTGAAGCATTGACAGCAGTTCCTGTAGTAGTGTCACGAGTTGGAAGAATATCTGGAAGAAATTTGAACTGCTTAAGTTTCTGAGAAAACGTCCAGCGCTTCAGCGACCACAAGCTCAGATAGGCGTCATTTAGAAGACCATCAACCTGGTCATTAAAGCCTTGAAGGTCTGGAGAATAGTCAAGAGTGTTTTTTACCTTCTCTCTTAGTGCTGTTAGATTCATTTGTAATTCTCCCTATTATCTTAATTATATATACAACCCGTTGTGAGTATCAAATACAAAACTGCCTCACCCCGAAAGAGTGAGGCAGCCAAAAGCCTAATCAAAGATTAGAAGCGTTTGTAAACCCAAACTGCAGCTTTGTTAGTTGGAGAGTCAGCCTCAAGAGCAACTCCACAAACTGGAACATCGGCTGCAGTTGCGACATCTGCACGACCAGCTGTTGCAACTACTGAAAGAGGGGACCCAGCAACGACTGCAGCATTAACGTTTACAGCTTCGGCGTATCCGCCGACTACAACGTTAATTTTGCTTCCTGCAGTTAGCAAGCCATCAGTCTCAGCTGAACCCAAGCAAACACCAACCACAAGAGGGTTTCCAGTAGCAATAGCAGTTGCCTGGATTACGGTGAGTACGCGAGCTGCACCAGTTTTAGAGGTGTCAAACATAAGCCAGTCACCTACAGTAACTGTTGCACCTGCAAGGAATGTCTCGACCTGTCTACGGTTTGAAACATCAGGTGTAGAAACAGCAGTATAACTGCCTGGAACAGTTTTTGAAGATTCAAACGCGGTAGCGTCTAAATTCTGAATAAGATTCGAAGTAGCCATTTTTTATTCTCCTTTTTATTTTTGTTATGGTTTAGGATTCAGCATCGAAAAGGAGACCTTGGCCGCCGAGGAAGTCTGCAATGAGCTGAGCCTTGACGTATAGCTGAGCAGCGCGAGCTGTGGTTCCGCTAATGTATTCGAAGGGGCTCACGGCGAAGTCTGCATCGGAGTGGAAGACCAACTTGATACCGTCGTAGTTAAGCAAGTAAGCAGAGTAGAACCCTGCACCAGCTGAGGAGGAGTTAGCAGCGAAACCCATGATTGGGTCAGCTTCAACAATGGCACCGGCCCAACCTAGAGCAAGACGGCCACCGTTAAGAGTCTTCTCATCAACGTAACGCTCTTGAGCACGGAGGCTCTCACGGTAGAGTGAGAATGCTTTCTGGCTCATGATGACGTGCTTGATGTCGCCCATAGGAGCAACAACAGAAGCAGCAACACCAAGTTCAGTCATACCGCGAAGACCGTTGGTAGAAAAGGCGCCAGCAACGTCGAAGAACTGGTTCTGCCAGCCTGGGACGGGGAAGGTAACCTTGGAGATACCACCAACAACGTTGGTCTGAGCAGCTGGAGCTTCGGGCTCGATGAAACCATTTCCACCAGCAGTGTCACCGTTAAGGGTGTTCAGTGCAGTGAGAACAGTTGAGTTGCCTTGGAGCATCTGCTTGTTCATTTCTCTGCGGAGCATACCCATAACTGAGCGCATACGGGCTTCAACAATCTTAACGACTGCCTTGTCACCGCTGTTCTCAAGCTCTTCTTTCTTGGTTACAACGATTGGAGCGGTAAAATCGCACCAGTCGTAAACTGCTGGACGGAGGATGTCGTTAACAGCGAGTGAAACGGGCTCGTAGCCTGTAGCAAGCTGGGTGATTTGTGAATGCTCAGCTAGAGCGAGGGGACGCTGGATTTTGATACCACCGTCTTCAGTCTCAACGCCACCGTTCTTACGGATACCGTCAAGTAATGCAACTTTCTTGTAGAGTTCATCAACCTCTCCGTCTCTAATGCTGTATAGAGTCGAGGAGAGGAGGTCGTTACTAATAGCCATGATTTTCTCCTAATTTTTATTTTCTTAATTTATTATACTAAATTTTTGGATTATCCGCCCAATGCGGGTTCCGTTTGGACCTCCTCCCCAATTGTCGAAGCAGTGTCCTTAAGGGTTGCTTCTGTAGCCTGGGAAAGGTTGCGGCTTGTTTTACATATAAAGCAGTCTGCGACTATCATTTTCTTACATCACCCATTTGTTTATGGTACTGATAAGCTTCCCACGCCGAGTTAAACTTAGGCGTGCCTTTGGGAGAAACTGTTGAGCCTCCACCAATTTTCTGAAGTGTTTGGGCTCTTGTGTTCTTCTGTTCTGCAATACGCTTTCTTTCTTCACCAAGTTTTGATGAATCAATTTTTGCCTTGACAATGTAGAATGCGTCTTCCAATTTTAGTTCAGGTCTTTCTTGAAGCATCTGAAGGATTGGTGCTCTGTATTCAGGTTGTGTCAATTCAGGATTTTCTACCTTAAATCTTTCTAATGCCATTTTTCTCTGTTCAGCTTGAACTTGTTCCTGTGCAGGTTTCAACATGCTTTGTAGCATTAATGCAGCCTGTCGCTTTATTTCAGATTTCATGCCTTCTGGGTCAAACAAGTCATGCTCAGTTTCCATATCGACTGAATTTACTATTCGTGTAAGCGGTCCGTCAAGGACACCACTTTTAGTATTTGTTAGTTCTTGACGAAGACGTTCAATTTCTTTTTTCTCATTAGATAAAGACTGTGTTTTGCGGCTGTAGTCAGCTCTGAGATTTGCAATATGTTTTCGGACATCAGGCGGAACGTGCTGAAGCCAATGCGCAAGTGGTTTCATGCCCTTATGTTGAGCATCTTCTGTAAACTCTTCATAGTCTTGGGCATTTAAACGGATAAGTTCATCTATTGTGAGGTCCAATTCATCTTGATTGGGTGTCTCGGTTGCTTGGGCTTCTGCAACCGAGGTATCCTCTAATGGGGTCTCGGTGTTGTCAAACATTTTAGCTTTCTCCTGTTATTTGTTACCTATTTGTATCGTAATAAATGTAATTATATCTGCTAAATCGCCGAGTAAATCTTCGGCTTCAGCTTTATCAATTCCGCCACGTGCTGAACGGACAAGTTTTCCAATTGTCAGTCCAATTTGTGCCCATGGTAATTTAATAGTATCTGGTCTCATCACTTTTTAGCCTTTTTCTTACGACCAAAATCGGTCTTCATAGCTTTGTATGATTTTGGGCTGATTTTTGACTTTTTCTTTGACCTTGAAGTCCCAAGTTTTTTTCTTTTGTTAATATTAGCGTAAAGTCCTGGTGCTTTCATTTTTTCTTCTCCTTTTTTCCTTTGATGATGTCACGGTCGACTTTTGCGGCAGGACCACCAGTAAATGCACTTCTGACCCTTGCAGCTGCCCAAGCATGAGGATTTACGCCTGGACGACTTCCGCTTGACGCATAAGCCGCAAGTCCACGAGCATAAACTTTGCGAACTTTTGCTGGAGTCGTTCCATATTTTTTAGCCATTTTTGTGTAGCTAACTTTCTTTTTAGTAGGACTTTTTGCTTTTGGTTTTGTTTTTGCGGGCATAGTCTTTCTCCATTTTGTTTCTTAGTTTGAAAGCGGCAGACTTTTTTCCTGCCTTGTAAAGTGCTGAAGCTTTCTTTAGTTTTTTGTAACGTGTAGAGCCTTTTGGTGCTTTATACTGAGAAGGTAGTGATGACTTCTTTTTCATGTTATCTCCTGCTCTTTTTGCCGAGACATTTCCATTTCTTACGGCTAAGGTTGTTTGGACTGTTAGGGTCACGTGCCTTTTTGGCAGATTCTCCGCCTTTCTTCAGCATCTTTTCCTTGATACCAGCTGACCTGGCACAATAACTGTCGCCTTTTGATGTGCCAGGACTAATTTTAAAGCCTGGAGCACCGTATCCGACTCGCTTTTTACGACCTGTCTTTTTATTGACGACAACTTTAACAAACTTTTTTCCTTTAGGAACTCGTGCCATCATCTCCTCCTTTTACATTCTATCCATAAAAGCTGCATCAATTTCATCATCGCCCATTTCAGGCATTGGAGAGCGCTCTTCATCAACGGTGGACATCTCTTCTTCTTTCATAGGCTCTTTAAGGAAGCGCTTAAATTCCATGGACTTCTGAAGAGAGTTTAGTTTTCCAGCAAGAAGCATTAGACCAGTGTCGTCTTTAATGACCGATAAATCAATTGCCATATCAGGTGATACGACATCAGCTTCAATTGCATCATCAACAGCAGCCTTAAACATAGAAAGAACTCTGACAAAGTCTATTGGAAGTTGTCCTAATTCTTCACGAATTGCTGGGTAGTCAGGTTCTTGTCCAAAAAGAGGAAGCATTTTGTTTGTTTCTTTAACAAGAGGCATCAAAGCTCTTGGAGTAAACTTCCCTTTAGGAGCCATGTCCATAAACTTCTGCTCATCCATATATTCAGCTTCCTCTGCCATGTCTGACACAGGTCCGCCGCTCATCTCGACTTCGATTTCTACTTTTTTAGGGCCTTTCATGCTTTTCATCATTTTTGAATTACTCCTTCTGTGTTATATGTATCGTCGACTTTGCCACTGAGACAATCCTCAGCAGACCAAGTTGCGGCAACGGCATCTTCAGGTGCCATAGTTTTTAAGTTCTCTTGATAAGTGTGTGCATAATCTGCTTGAGCTTGCCACTTTTCTGACAGTTTGGCTTGTGTTTTTTCAATCCAACCACTGCCTAAGTCAGATTCTGGAATAAAACCTCTCTTTTTCATCTCTTTTGCTTCTTCATGTGTGTTAGCAACTTTCTTGCCAAGAGAAGGTGACCATTGACCGCCATCTAGCCCGTTAGACCAGCCTCCGTGCCAAAGTCCAGGTGTCTTTGCTGTTAGCGAAGGAATCCTCAGAGCATAAGAGCCGTCTAAATTGATAAGTTTTTTTGGAATTGAGACACTACTTTTAAAGAATTTCTCAAAAACTTCATCTGTAGCGACACCATCTGCTGTATATATGCGAAAATCGTAAATTGGCAAAGTAATCTCCTAAAGTTTATTAACGATTTGTGCTGCTGAATTTATTTGTTCACGAGGACCCCCTTCTAATCTACTTGCAGCAGCTCCTGTTGGAGCTCTTACAGCACCTTGTGGCGCTGCTGCTGCAATTGCTTGGGCAGCTGCATCAGTAAATGTTTTTGGAAGCTCATAAGCTCTGACGATTTCATCTAGCAGCAAGTTACTTGGAACACCGAGAGACTGAAGAGTAGGAAGTAACGCAATGAGATTTTGCTTCTTCAGCGCATCAGCAAGTGGCTGTGAACCCTGGTCAAGTGCCACAATTTTAAACTGAGAGTCAATATCACTAGGCGTAACTACCACAGCTTTTCCATCTGCTTCAACAACAGCCTTATCGCCCTCTTCAGCAAGCAAATAGATGAAGCGTAGATAACATTCAGTGATTTTTTCAATCAAAGAGTCTCTCTCACGAGCCAGTTTGCCCATTTCAGAAGCAGCATATGAAGCAATGGCTGTGATTTCTGTAGCTGAAGCTTTAGTAGGCTCGCCAGCAAATGTCTGAATGACAGAACCGCGGTTAATATCAGCTTCAATGTAGTTGCTGTACCGGTCAAAGTTAGACGAAATAGGTGTGACACCAACTTCTCGAATAACACCATCAAGTGAGTCATGGTCAACGGCAATCATGGCACCATCAATACCTGCTGTAATTTTAGCAAGTGCCTCTTCGTCCATTGTGCCCTCTTTGTAGATGTATTGACGAGAGTCACGACGAACTGAGTTAGCCCAGTAAGTACGGAGAATATTCTTTTCGTAGAACTGGTCATAAACACGACCCATTGCAGAGATGCCTTCCATAGGAGAGTCAGGAATTCGGCTGTAGTAAAGTGTCTGAATGGGTGGCAGAGGACGATTGTCACTTGTTCTTAGTGGAATCTCAGCTCTCTGTAAAAGTTCCTCACCAAGTTTCCACTGTGGTGACCAGAAATAGACTTCATCAGCAAGTAAGTCATAAAGTTCTACAATCTGAATATAGAGGTAAGAGTCTGGAAGGTCATCGATGGACTGCCGCGCTTGACCGTCATATCTTGGCATCGCATTAGATGGTCCGTATTTATCGAAATAGTCAAGTTTTGGAATGGCTGTGAATTTTTTATCTCCAAATCGAGCTTTGGCATCATCTACTGTCAGGAAATATGTATGACCGATGAAACGTTGCTGAAGTGAAGAGCCAGCATCTCTGTCAACGATGACCTCCCAAGGTGGTATTGCAACTACTTCAGCTTTATCCAACATAGACATAGAAGTCTGAGGAATAAGCTTGAGTGCAGAATAGTCGTAAATTAAAGCAAGACGTGAAGCATTTTCAATTTGTTCACGCTTACGGAAAAGCCAGCGGTTAGCAATTGCTTGTGCAGCTTGTGGATTAGCAGGTTCACCTGTACTAGCGGCAATATCTTTACCGATGACAACAGCCGGAGCCCGAGTAAACAGAGAGGCAATGTAGCTTTCGATATAAGAATATGCATCAGGTGTTTCGACCCGAATCATAGAAGCATCGTAGTCTAGACTTCTCCAAAATTTAGTTTCATAGACATCGCGATATTTCTTCATCTCTGAAGACTTTTCTTGCCAATAGTCTTGATGCTCTGAATTGATGATTCTGATAAGTCTGATTATGTCGTTTTTGTTCATACATATCTCCTGGTCGGGCCACAACTAACGCCGTGGTTGAATATAATTCTGTCTACTCTACGTTGTTTTATCCAGTCTGGGAGGATATTTCTTTCAGGTAATTTAACTTTGTCTAAACACTGACAAGCTAATGCAAGGGCCATTGCAGAGTCTGAGTGTGCACCTTCGACCCGCTGTAGTTCAATTGTTCCTCGTTCAGAAACTGTAATAGCACGAAGTTCATCATAAGTAGACTTGTCAATATGACGTATTTCGCTACGCGTAAGTTTAGTACGCAGTCCTTCAAAGATTTGGGCCTTAGTTTTGGCAGAAGTCACCCAGTCTTTGCCGTCGCTTGCTTTCCAGAAGTGTCTCCAACCTTCATGACGCATCTGATTAAGAACAATGCCACCAAAGTTGTTTGATTCTACCAAAACATGGGCGTAGTTATACTCAGTTGCAATGTCAATTATTTGCTCAGCTAAAACAGTAGGCTCTGTTTTGTTACTCCGCCAAACTGCACAAGGTGAGCCAGTCATTTTGGACATGACAATGATGACTGAGTAGTCACGACCAATACCGGCAGCAACGTCGACTCCAATCGCGTAGCTGTCACTTACATCAGGTTCTTCAAAAACTGTCCAACCGTAGTCATCAGTAGAGATAATTTCGACATCAGTAAAGTCTTCCTCGTGGAAAAAGGTGTCACCAGCAACTGTGTAAGCTTCTTCAGGAGATGCTGGAAATTCACGACGAAACTTTTCTAAACCTAACTTACCGATGCGCTGACGACGCCAAAGTAGTTGTCCGTCAGACAGTTCATAACGAGTCTGAAGAGCTTCTTCGTCACCTCGCCATTCTAACTGAATAGGCTCACCATCGTCATCGAGAGGAATTGGCATGGTGTAAGCTTTATGTGCAAACCACGGGAAAAATAGACGTGTCCACTGGGCTTCACCTTTTTCTGCTCTCATCCACTCTTTTTGAACACCGTCACCCCAATGGTTTGCGGTAGATTCCATGACCATTTTTCCACCGTTTAGAGCAGCAATGGCTGTGGCTTTTAATTCTTCAGGGTTGTCAGCAAAAGCAAATTCTGAAATGTGAAGAGCGTTGCAAGAAAATGACCGAAGTCCGCCTTTACCTTCAGCACTTACAGCAATGACACCCGCACCGGTGTCTGCAAAGCGTAATTCTGTGCCGTTATCAACTGAGATACCACGCTGAAGACGAGCGGGTAGAGTGTCGTGCATATTCTTGATGATGCCTAGTAGATGTCGAGCAGAATTGGTCTTGTGAGACATGGTGGCTAGAGTAATAGGCTCTATAGAGACATACGCTTTCCAAAACATCCACGCACAAATAATCGTTGAGGAACCGATTTGTCGTCCTTTCAAGATAAGCAAGTCTTCGTCTTCTTCTTCTAACGCTTGAACAATTTCTATTTGCTCCTGATTAGGAATGAGATTGACACGGGCACCCTTCTTGTCAATGATGCGTAGACGAGAGATGAATTCTAACGGGTCTTGTAGAACTTTATTCCAAGGTCCTGACAACAGCTTGAGGATGGAAGCACCTGACGCTCTATTTTTAGCAGGAGGCACTTATTCATCCTCGTCTTCAGTATCTTCGTCTGCGACAACTGAAAGAGGAGGAGGTTTGCCCCAATCCCCGTAACCTTCGTCTTCTTCAGCGCTCTTATGTCCGCCTCGAACACGCTCAAGATTGACTAATGTGTTTACAAAGCCTACGATGTCACGTCCATTAAAAGTTCGACTCTTAGGTGACACTCCTTTTTTGATTTCTTCTTCAGTTAATTTAAGACATGACCAAATAAAGCTTTCAACATCTTTTTGGCGATATGACCTGCGCATGACTAAGTCGACACTTTCTCTACGTGGCATATGTTCCTCCTACAACTATAAATATACTCTTTGTTCCGACTATGTTTAGTCACTGGGTGTCGACTCGACACCTAAAAAGTCTGCCGCTGCCGGGAAAAATTTTGGGACTGTCAAGGGTACCGCTCCTTCGGCGGTGCCCTATATTATTATACATTCTTAGGACTTTAACGCATCATCATAACTTATCTTATCTATCT